CTCTTTCCCTACACGACGCTCTTCCGATCTAATCCACTGAGGTTGGCCCACTTGAATTTGATGTGATGAGCAATGGAAAACCAACGATAACATTACCATCAGGAGGCGGAACAAAATGAGTAAAATAGTTGATATTACAGATAAATTGGAGTTCGACGAGAATCCTAAACTGGTTGTAAAAGGTAAAGAGCTGGAAGTAAATGCAGACGCTACCACTGTCCTGAAGATTATGGGAATCCTGGGAGATGGTGACAACGTGCAGCCCAGTGATGTAGTAAAAATGTATGAGCTGATCTTCAGTGATGCAGACCGCAAGAAGATTGACAAGATGAAACTGCAGTTTTCGGACTTCCAGACGTTGGTCTTTTCGGCCATCGGCCTGATCACCGGCGAGGAAGAATCGGGAGAGTGATGACCCGTACTACGACCTGATAGATGATTTTGGACTTATCATATCATCTTTTCAGACGCAGTACGGGTTACGTTTATCCCGGGAGCTGAATCAAATGAAGTGGGATGAATTTAAAGACATGCTGTCTGGTCTGGGGCCTGACACGCCCCTTGGCCGGATTGTGTCTATCAGAGCCGAAGATGACCCGGAAATTTTGGAGTATTTTAGCCCGGAGCAGAAGCGCATCAGAATGGAATGGCGGACGCGCAGGGCAAAAGCAATGTCTCAAGAGAATATGGAGGGATTTCTGGAATCCATGAAGCAGGCTCTTATTTATGCGGCAGGAGGTGAGCGGGCGTAAATGGCACAAAGCGTAGGCCAGATCGGCCTTGACCTGGTGGTCAATAAAAATCAATTTGAGAAACAGATGTCAGGTATCACAAACCTGGCAAAAAAGGCAGGTGTAGCCCTTGCGTCTGCCTTCGCAGTCAAAAAACTTGTGGATTTTGGTAAGTCCTGTATTGAACTTGGTTCGGATTTGGCAGAGGTCCAGAACGTCGTTGACGTCACCTTCCCGTCTATGACAGCGCAGGTAGATTCTTTCGCCAAGAATGCGGCAGCCAGCTTCGGCTTATCCGAAACAATGGCAAAAAGGTTTACCGGTACATTCGGGGCTATGGCCAAGGCATTTGGCTTTTCCGAGAAGCAGGCCTATGACATGGGGACTACTCTGACGGGTCTGGCTGGGGACGTGGCGTCCTTTTACAATATCAGCCAGGATGAAGCGTATACAAAACTTAAATCCGTATTTACAGGTGAGACTGAGACCTTAAAGGATTTAGGCGTCGTAATGACCCAGAACGCCCTAGATGCCTATGCAATGGCAAACGGTTGGGGAAAGACCACCCAGGCCATGAGCGAGGCGGAAAAAGTAGCCCTGCGGTACCAGTTTGTGCAGGACCAGTTGTCGGCGGCAACCGGGGATTTTGTACGGACGTCAGATTCATGGGCTAACCAGGTCAGGGTCTTGAAGCTTCAGTTTGACAGTCTAAAGGCAACTTTGGGCCAAGGGCTGATAAATATACTGACCCCTGTCCTTAAGGTGCTGAATCAGCTGCTGGCGAAATTAATGACCGTTGCATCGGCATTTAAGTCCTTCACGGAAATGCTGACAGGAAAGAAAGCAGAAAGTGGTTCCGGTTTTAGGGATACAGCGTCTGACTTGTCGGCGGCTGCAGGCGCAGCAGATTCCCTGACAGATTCTACAGAAGGTGTTGGTAAAGCTGCCGAAAAGGCATCCAGAAGCCTGATGGGCTTTGACAAGATCAATAAACTGCAGGATAAGAATGCCGGTGGCACCGGAGGCGGCGCAGGAGTTGGCAGTATGGATTTTGGCTCTTTGGCTGAAGGAGATACCATAATCGATCAAACGAATCAAAAGATGGATGGCCTGGTCTCAAAGTGTCACGAGTTGGCTTCGCTTTGTAAAAAAGGTTTTGTCATTGGGTTCGGAAACAGCCAACAAAAAATAGAGTCTATAAAGCAAAGCATTAAAGGTATAGGTCAGTCTTTCAAAGATATATTCACCGACCGAGAGGTTGTAAACGCAGCTGAAAATCTTTTTAACACTATGGTATTTAATGCCGGAAGAGCTGCGGGGAGTATGGCGAGTATGGGTGTCACTATCGCTGATAACCTGATAGGCGGTATAGACGGCTATTTGAAAGGGAGCAAAGATTATATTAAATCCAGACTGATATCTATTTTTAATGTGAGAAGTGAGATATCAGATCTGGCAGGGGATTTGATCGTTGCGCTTGCCGATATATTTTCGGTTTTTAGTGGTGACAATGCGAAAAGCATCACTTCAAGCTTGATAGGGATCTTCAGTGATGGGTTCCTTGGAGTTATTGACATTGCTGAACAGTTTTCCCGTGATATCCTCAACACGGTTGTCCAGCCTATTGTTGACAATAAAGACAAGATCAAAGAAGCTATTGACAATACATTGGCGCCAATTGCTGAAAGTCTTGGCACACTGCACCAGGGCGTAAAAGATACCTTTGAGAAAATGAGCCAAGTGTATGATGAGCATATACAGCCTATGTTTCAGGCATTTGCTGATGGGTTTAGCGATATAGTCGGAAAAATCTTGGATGGTTACGAAAAGTATATTGTCCCCGTCCTGGAAGGGCTTTCAGACCGTTTCGGGGATATCTGGGAAAATTCGGTCCAACCAATGATAAATGAAGCGATAGATTTAATCGGTAAACTCGCTGACCTGATCAAACTGATATGGGAAAAAGTCTTAGCTCCACTTATAAACTGGATTGTGAAAAATATCATGCCAGTCATAGCTCCTATTCTTGAAAGGATGGGGAACAGATTCCTGAATTTATTGGAGGTTATCTCTGGTGTCATAGGCGGTATACTTACCGTATTAGGCGGATTGATAGATTTTATTGTCGGAGTATTTACTGGAGATTGGACGCGTGCCTGGAAAGGCCTTGTAGATATAGTAAAAGGTGTTTTCAAAGGATTTGCGAGCATTGTCAAGGTACCAATAAACGCCTTTATAGATATGATCAACAAAATGATAGGTGGCTTGAATAAAATCAAAGTTCCAAGCTGGGTACCTGGACTAGGGGGAAAAGGCATTAACATTCCAAAAATCCCCAAGCTGGCACAGGGCGGTTTTGTGAAAGCTAACACCCCGCAGCTTGCTATGATAGGAGATAACCGCCATTACGGTGAAATCGTGGCCCCCGAAGATAAACTGCAGGCTATGGTCAATGAGGCGGTCAGGGCTGTAGGCGGCAGCGGGTTATCTAAGGCAGATGTGGAAGCCATTGTCAACAGTGCAGTGACAAGGTTTATTGCCGCAGTCGGGAAAATGGGATTCTTTGTGGATGGTGAACTTTTGGCCAGGGCACTTGACAGGGCGCTGGAAAATGCAAAGTACCGTCAGAATCCGGTAGAGGTGACATAAATGGCAGATATTTTAAGATCAGGAGGCGTGGTGCTGCCAGCACCCGTCTCCATTTCCGTTAATGATGAGATCATATGGACTTCAGACACGGGCCGTACAATGGATGGGACGATGGTCGGTGATCCGGTTGCCGATAAAAAGACCGTCAGCATCAAATGGGGTGTGCTCCCGGAATCAGAGGTTGCTCTTATCAAACGTACATTGGTGGCAGGCTTTTTTCCGTTTACCTTTCGGGATGACGGCATCAATGTAACAATAGAAGTATACCGGGGGACCATATCTAAAGAACAGATTGGCCGCCTGGGAGATGGGATATTCTGGTACCGCAGTGTGACGGTAGATATTATACAGAGGTGATGACATGGTAAAGACAAGTATGGATTACAGGAGGGCTGTTGTAAAAGACAGGATATTTCATGTACGGGCGGTGATGCGGTTCCCGGGAGGGCCGGAACTGACATTGACAAATGCTGACCTGATGTCAGACGGGATGACCGTTAAAACAGGGGTATCCAGTACGGACAGCTTTGATATTGGTTCCGCGTCTATCGGGGAGTGTACACTGCGTCTGGATAATACGGATGGCAGGTTCAATGCCTATGATTTTGAGGGCGCGGTCATAAATGCCAGTATAGGGTTGCAGCTATCAGAGGACAGGATTGAGTGGATCCCGAAGGGGATATACACGGCGGAGCCGGGAAAATTTACAGGTGCGGTCATCTCTGTCACAGCTTATGACAACATGGCGAAATTTGACCGGCCATATTCGGACAGCCATTTAAAATATCCTGCTACACTGGGGCAGATCGTAGCGGATGCCTGCAGTGTATGTGGTGTGGTACAGGCATCCGCGGATTTCCCGAACCGCAATTACACAGTGAAAGAACGGCCTACAGATGAAGCGCTGACCTTCAGGCAGGTGCTGACCTGGGTGGGGCAGATAGCCTGCCGTTACTGGAAGTGTGACGCATATGGCCGGTTGACGTCAGGATGGTATGACACTGCCGTATTTGGGCGTCATAATGGCATGGATGGCGGCGTGTTTGACGATGGGACCCCATCCTATCAGACTGGTGACAGTGTAGATGGCGGCAGTTTCCTGCCTTGGACAGACGGAGACAGCCTGGATGGGGGAACATTTGAGAGCTTACAGGTCTATCACCATTTATATGCCTTAAACAGCATAAGTGTTGCCACGGATGATGTGGTGATAACCGGGATCAAGGTAACTGAGGCGCAGGACACCACTGTGCAGGATGCCCCAGCATCTTATATGACAGGTGTGGAAGGTTATGTGCTGGAGATAAAGGATAATGATTTTATTCGCAAAGGTAGCGGTAAGACGGTCGCCGATTATTTAGGCGGCTGCCTGATAGGGATGAAATTCCGCCCAGTGTCTATCTCTTGCCTGTCAGACCCTGCCATAGAGGCAGGAGACCCGGCAATCGTGACAGATTATAAGCAGAACACCTATCAGTGCTATATTACAAATACCACCTACCAGATAGGTAATTATCAGTCGGTGTCCTGTGACGCAAAAACACCGGCCCGTAACAGTGCATCCAGGTTTACAGAGGCTACACAAGCCTTTGTAAAGGCAAAGAAAAATACTAAAGTACAGATAAATGAGTATAACAAAGCGGTGCAGGCCCTGACCAGTTTGATCACCCAGTCTTTTGGTGTATATAAGACGGAGGAAAAGCTGGAGGATGGCAGCACCATTTTTTATATGCACAATAAACCAACGCTGAAGGGATCAGACACCATTTGGAAGATGACAGCAGATGCTTTTGCCGTGTCTACGGATGGAGGGAAGACCTGGAATGCCGGTATGGACAGCCAGGGAAATGCCGTGGTCAATGTCCTGTCCGCTATAGGCATCCGTTTCGACTGGGCGAGGGGTGGTACCCTTACATTAGGCGGGGAAAACAATGTAAACGGTGTGCTGCGCATTCTGAATGCGTCAGGTAAGGTTATCGGTACTTGGAATAAAGATGGTGTGCACGCAGAAGGGGTCTTTAGCAATTTAGTAGATGGGACAGGCATCAAGATCAATAACAAGAGGGTTGAATTTTACAATGCGGGTAAGTTATCAGCAATCATGACAGCTGTATCTGGTGGAGGAATCGCAATCCAGTCCTTTGGATCTGCATCAAAGTTTTCTTTTGTTTGCACAGATGACAGCGGCAATAACTCATATCCGTTATTGGCAGATAAAGACGGCCTGACAGGAAAATTTAAAGCTGGAAAAACAGGGAAGGCTGAGTTTTCCGACGGGAGCTGGCTGCAGTTTAATGGCGGGATACTTGTTGGTGGAAGGACCGCCAGTGGAACCACTTTTTAAAAAGGAGACAGTCATATGGCACTTATAATAAGCAATGCGTATCTGTCTCAATCGCAAATGACAGATAATGCACAGTATATCGCTGATTATCTCATCAATAAGGGCTGGACCAGGAATGCTATTGCGGGAATACTCGGTAACATGCAGCGTGAGTCCACAATGAACCCCGGATTATGGGAATCACTCATATATGGCAACATGTCAGGCGGGTATGGCCTGGTGCAGTGGACACCGGCAACGGATTACACATCATGGGCGGATGCCAGGAGATATCCCTGGGGAAACAATTACGGCAATACGACAGCATATTTTAATGGGCAGTTGGAATGCATTTTATGGGAAGTGGCAAACAACCAGCAATGGATCGCCACTTCCTCTTTTAATTTCTCGTTTTCGGCTTTTACACAATCTACACAGACTCCTGAATATCTGGCTGAAGCGTTTATGCGAAATTATGAGAGACCCGGGGTACTGGCCCTGGAAGAGAGGAAGCAGAACGCCCGGTACTGGTTTGAAAACCTGACCTACGGAAGCTCGACGGTTATCAAAAATGCTGTGGAATGGGCGGTCGCAATCGCGAATGACAATTCCCACGGATATTCACAGGACAACCGCTGGGGGCCGGATTACGACTGCTCCTCACTTTTGATCTCGGCGTGGCAACAGGCTGGTGTCCCGGTTAAAGATAAGGGAGCATCTTACACCGGGAATATGTATGACGCGTTCATTGCCTGCGGATTTCAGGACGTGACAAACAGCGTAGATATGGCATCCGGAAGTGGCATCATATACGGTGATGTGCTCCTGAATCATGTGAACCATACAGCAATGAGCATTGGTAATGGCAGGATGGTACAGGCATCATCAAACCGTGGAAACCCGCAGACAGGGGACCAGGATGGCACAGAAATATGGACATGCGGTTATTATAACTATCCCTGGAACTGTGTGCTGCGTTATCCAGGCGGCAGTACGCCACCGGCGCCCACGGGGGTGTCACTGGTGCGCTGGATACCAGGGTAAGGAGGTGAACCAATATGGCAATACAGGATAGGCGGGGCGATTTTGACCACTTTGACCCTCAGAAGATGCTGCCAGGGGAATGGGCAGTTGTACTGAGGGGAGACCCGAATGTGTGGGATGGGAAGGCAACGTATGTGTGCTTTTCCGCCGGAGTTGTGAAACGCCTCATGACAGAGGAAGACCTGACCATAGAGCTGGATGAGCGGACACAGGAGATCATCAACAGGCTTGTCGGTGAGGTTGGGGCGGCTGTAAAAGATGCGGTGGAAGCAACGAAATACGCTAACAATGCCGGACAGCTTGCCAATACGCAGGCGCAAGCCGCAGAGGCTGCCGCAAATCGGGCTAACGCTACTGCCGATGACTTGGAGCGGCGCAGACAGGCCGGGGAGTTCAACGGTCCGGCAGGTCCACAAGGTCCGATAGGCCCAACTGGTCCGGCAGGACCACAGGGGGCGCAGGGCATCCAGGGGCCGAAAGGAGACAAGGGAGACAAAGGTGACCGGGGTGGAGATGCTGCAGTTGTAGAGAGCAAAGGTGTCTATGCCTTCCAGGTGCGGGGAGACGGACATCTTTATATAGTATACGCTGGCGCAGATGCCCCGGGATACAAAATAGATGATAATGGCCATCTGGTCATGATCTTATAAGGAGGTAGAGAATTATGCCCGAACTTGATTTAGGCAATGTGATGGGACCGCAGGGACCCAAGGGAGCCACAGGAGCGACCGGTCCACAAGGACCGGCAGGTCCAGCCGGTCCAACTGGCCCACAGGGACCAAAGGGGGATAAAGGTGATGCAGGGGCAACAGGGCCGCAGGGACCACAAGGGCCGACTGGTAAAGTGGATGCGTCTACCCCTATTGCATTTTCAGATGCGGCATCCAGGGAGGCATTAGATACAGGAAATTCCATAACGGTTTTGTTTGGTAAAATATCCAAGTGGCTGAAGGACATGAAGTATCTTGCATTTAACCGCGTGATTGATTTGGCCAATAAGGTTACACCTGATAGTACGGATGCAATGTTGTTGGAGGAATCCAATGGAACAGGAAAGAAGCTGTTATTTTCCAACTTTTTGACTTATCTGCAGAATGAGGTCAAACCTAAAACGACGGCAGGTAATGTTACATTTACAAAGGCAGATGGAACTGCAAGCAATGTGCAGGATACTGTTACTGCGCTAAGCTCAGCTTTGGATAGTAAAGCGGAAAAAACTGATCTAACTAATGTAGAAAAGAATATTAACAGCATAAGTACGCTTCTGTCGAACGAAACAACCCAAGGAACCACTGGTTCTACAAATAATCAAGGAATATTTAAAGGCCAGTCTGGTATAATGATTCTCTGGGGCGCAAGTCAAACAACTACATTTTCCTATAATTCAACGGGAAAGTTTTACAAGCTCGATATCACATTTCGTGAAAAATTCAAGGAAGCACCTATCGTAATGACTTCTCCCAGATATGCGAGCGGGATCCCTGAAAATGTAGGCACGCTGTCAACGACTGCATCAAAAACAACTTTAGGATGTAACGCTTCTGCGAGCGGCTTATGGATTGAATGGGTCGCCATCGGAAAGTGGAAGTGATTAGATTGGTAAAATATTAGAGTATTTAGACCAGCCATATTATTAAAATCAGAGCCAGACCGTGATAAGCGGTCTATTTTAATGCAGAAAATTAGAAAAGGATAGGTGAAAGTTATGGGTAAGATCAGATTAAACAATGGACAGGGACTGGAGATTATCGCAGATGGGATTTGGGCGGCAGGTGATTCCCTCACGTTGGGGTTGGTGCCTGGGGATAAAAACATCATGGAGTATGAGACCTTGCTGTCTGATGCTGCCAACACAAGTAAGATTCAGGTGATTGATTACAACGATGAGGTATTTAAAATCTATTCTGGGTATACAAAAATGCAGAAGATTGAAAAGCAGATGGAAACTATTGTGGATTACACACAGGATGAAGAAGGGAATCCAGTGCCAGTTAATGGAGTTGCTATCATTGTAGAGCTGCAGAGGCCGGATGAAACAGAAGCCCGTATAGCCTCTTTGGAGGAAACCGTGGACAAACTGGTGCTTGATAGCCTGGGGATTGCGTAAGGAGGTATGCGACATGTTTGAGACGATTACAAGACTGTATAGAAAGACCGGAAATGCAGAGGTAGTAGAAAAGGCAGCTGCAAAGGGCTGGATCAGCCAGGAAGAGAGAAAAAGCATCCTTGCCGGTTAATCTTCCGGGCAGGAAGGAGACGGCAATGATTATAGCAAAATTTTGCAGTGATGGGCAGTATTATAAAACTGTTTATGGGCTGGCACAATGGGATTACGGACAAACGCTGCAGGTGTACGGCCTGCAGCTCCCTGACCAGGGAGAGGTGCATTTGACAGAGGAATTCGGCAGTCTGGCCTTTACTGTTCGGGGAATCCGGCAGAAAGATGGCAGTATTGCCATTGAGATACCGGACATCCTGCTTCAGAGCGGTAAAAACATTATTGCACATATATATGTTTGTGATGATGAACATGGCGAGACCTTGCGGACGATCCTAATGCCTGTGAAAAAACGGGCGAAGCCTGAAAATTACATCGGAACTGGACTAACACCTATGCAAGAAATCTTTCGCGAGCTGAGTAGCCGTGCAGATGACATGACATTGCAGGATGGGGTGTTACAGCTTATGTCTGAGGGGCAGCCCATTGGCACCCGAATCAGGCTGCCAGTCCAAGAGCGGGAAATCGAACTCAAAAATGATGGTACTGATATCAAATGGCGTTATACAGACAGCAATGACTGGCACATGTTGATCGCTCTGGATACACTCCGGGGGCCGGCAGGGGAAGCACCTGAATTTGAGATCAGAGATGGACATTTATATGCAATATATCAAAAGTAAAGGAGAGATGAGACATGGCAAGAGAAGTTGATTTAGGTAGTATCGTAGGCCCGCAGGGGCCGCAAGGCATCCAGGGACCGAAAGGAGATACTGGAGCAACAGGTGCCAGGGGACCTCAGGGAGAGACTGGCCCAACTGGCCCACAAGGGCCAAAAGGAGATACCGGAGCCACCGGACCGAAAGGACCAACAGGAGCAACAGGGCCGCAGGGGCCGGCGGGTGATGCGTTTGCTATTGCCAAAACTTATGCCAGTATATCCAGCATGAATGCAGGATATGCATCTGATGGAGTGAAGGTTGGGCAGTTCGTGATTATTGACACTGGTAACATAAATGATGCAGATAATGCAAAGCTGTATGTCAAAGGCGCAACAGCTTATACCTATGTTACCGACTTGTCTGGCGCTACTGGTATGACTGGCCCGCAAGGCCCAAAAGGTGCAACAGGAGCCACTGGCCCACAGGGGCCGAAAGGAGATACCGGTGAGAAGGGTGCAACAGGAGCCACTGGCCCACAAGGGCCAGCGGGTGCAGACGGTAAGACGCCAACCTTTGATATACGGAGTGGCCACCTGTACGCAATCTTTGAGTAAGGAGGGACCTGCATGGAAACAATCATTTCAGCCTGCATCTCTGCAGGCGTTACTCTAATTGTCTGCCTGATAAGCAACAAGAGCCAGCAGGAAAAAACGCGGGCATTGATGGAATATAAGCTGGAAGAACTTACAAAAAAAGTGGAAAAACATAACTCGGTCGTGGAAAGAACATATATTTTGGAAGAGAAAATGAAGGTTGCCAACCATAGGATCGAGGATTTGGAAAAGGAGATATGAAAAAATGAATAATGAAGAATTTTTAGAATTATGCAAGAAAACCGTTATGGATTATTTTAATGAGCACGCTGACAAAACGGATCGGAAACAGATCACCGAAGAGGATGTATTTATTGTGTGGAGCTGTAAAACGCTGCAGAACAATAAAGCCCTGGTAAGCACTACGGTGTCAGACGGCATGTATTACGAGATTACTCACAACGGGGATAAAAAAGAGACGTATGTGGATGCATATAAAAAATGGGAGAACTTTGTTGTACGATAGGAGGTATTAATCATGGACTTAAGCTTTTTGACAAACTATATCAACCCGGTAATATTAGGCATCTGCCTGCTGGTGGGCTATGTAATCAAGACGGCAATACCTGCAATAAAAAACAGGTACATCCCTCTTGCCGCTCTTGCAATGGGCACTATAATTGCAATCCTCACCAACATGAGCAGTGGCATTAATGCAGAGGTAATCCTTGGTGGCATGATATCAGGCCTGGCCAGCACAGGCCTTTATGAGATGCTGCGGAACTTGATTGATAAGGATGGTAAAAAGGAGACAGAGGGCGAGTAATCGCTCTCTTTTAATTTGCGCCGGCGCAACCGGCAGAAAGGATTTGATTATGAGAAAATTATCAACAATTCAGAAAAGAGAAAAATTAAATGAAGTATTCGCGGTAGATGAGCAGGGACCAGGAGGCGCAAATCATCTGTATATGGTTTGCAAAGCGGAAGAGGCGAGGCTGGATGATGACGCAAGTTCGATCAGTGTCGACCCTAATGCCGTGATGTGCACTATACAGCTGCAGTGTGGGCCGCGAAAAGAGGATAAATCTACCCACGGTGTAATTGACAGCGATCTGCTGGAAATCGTCAGAGACCGCCTGAAATCCTTCCAGGCAGGGCCGTATGCATCTCGGGAGAATGCCTGCGCCCTTACCCATATAGAGGAGGCTCTTATGTGGATGAACCGTAGAGTAGAGGACAGAATTGAACGGCAGGTGCTGGGAACTTACAATAAATAAGATTTACACGGCATAGCGCCGAAGAAAGGATTTGATCATGAATTTTAAAGATGCATTTAAGGCAATGAAAGAAGGAAAGAAAGTAAAACTGCCATCATGGGCAGGCTACTGGGCGTGGGAGGATGGAACAATTATGATGCACTGTAAGGACGGTGCAGTAATTGATTTAAGGGATACCAAGAGGCCGGAATATACATTCGGCAATATGGCATCGGATGATTTTGTTATTGCAGATGAGGATAACTGTCCGGAGCTGGGCGGAGTGGCGACATTTGATTTTGGTGAAGCGATTAAATACCTGAAACGTGGATTGAAGGTAAAGAGAGCCGGGTGGAACGGGAAAAACCAGTGCATCGAACTTGCATCTTGCATTTCTTACAAGGCCGCGTCTGGTGACATTGTAAACTGTGAACACGAAGCAATCGGAAACAATGCGATTGCTTTTGTGGGTACATCTGGTGTACAGATGGGGTGGCTGGCGTCTCAAGCGGATATGCTGGCAAATGATTGGATGTTTGCAGAGTGATTTACGCGGCATAGCGCCGGAGAAAGGAAAATGAATGGGTGTATTGATAATGGGCAGGGCGTCTGCATCCGTGGAGCAGATGCGAAAATATATCAAGAGTAAAAATCCAGGCGTGGAACAGTCTGTGCTGGATATGATACCGCTATATCTGTCAGAGGGTGAAGCAGAGGGAGTAAAAGGGGATATTGCCTTTGCACAATCATGTCTGGAGACAGGAAATTTTACCTTCGCCGGGTCCGCAGTCAGCCTGGGGCAGAATAATTTTTGCGGAATGGGTGTGACAAAAAATGGGGAGAAAGGTAACAATTTTCCCAGCCCACAATTGGGAATTCGCGCGCAGGTCCAGCACCTAAAAGCCTATGCTTGTAACCAACCGCTTAAACAGGGATGTGTAGACCCGCGTTTTCATTTCGTGAAGCGCGGGATGGCGGAATATGTGGAGTGGCTGGGAATACAAGAAAATCCGAATCACACAGGATGGGCGGCAGGTAAAGGATACGGAGAAAAAATCTTGAAGATACATCGGGATATTTTAAATGTGGAAAGTGAGGAAAAAGGAATGAGAATCAATGTACATGCAGGACATAACTTTAAGGTTCCAGGAGCGGCTGGGGTATTTTCTGAAACAACGGAAGACCGGAAGGTAAAAGATTTAGTGATCAGTAAACTGCGGGCGGCAGGCCACACAGTATATGACTGTACAGATGAGGATTCCGGCACAGTGAACGGGAACCTGTCCGCAATCGTAGCAAAATGTAATGCCCATGCAGTTGATCTGGATGTATCCATCCATTTTAATTGCTACAATGGCCAGGCTCACGGCACAGAAGTGTTTATATATAACTGGGGCTCTGCCGCCGAATCCTATGCTCAGAGGATCGCAGACCGGATTGGGGAGCTGGGATACACAAAAAGGGGAGGAGGAGTAAAAACAAATCCCAGTCTTTATGTGCTGCGGCATACGGCCAGCCCAGCGCTCCTGGTGGAATGCTGCTTTTGCGACAATGCGGATGATGCCGGGAAATATACTGCGGAAAAGATGGCAAATGCCATTGTAGCCGGTATCACTGGCAGTGCCATGTCTGGCGAAGCACCGTCCAGTAACACAAAGGACTGGTTATCCCAGGGAGACACCGGGGCAAAAGTGACCGAGTGGCAGAAAAAGCTGAACATATTTGGCAGCGGAGTAAACGTGGATGGCGATTTCGGGCCTGACACAGAGACACAGACTATCAGGGTACAGCGCTTGGTCGGAGCAAACCCAGACGGGTGTGTGGGAGAAAAAACAAAATCCGCAGTATCCGCATATCTCAAAAAGAACAACTGGATCCAGGTAAGGGATGGTCGCTGGTGGTACCGTCATGCAGATGGAGGATATGTAAAAAATGATTGGGAAAAGATTGGCGGTGTATGGTTTTTCTTTGACTCGGCTGGCTGGATGAAAACCGGTTGGATTGAGTGGAAAAAGAACTGGTATTATCTCAAAGCCAACGGCGCAATGGCAGCGGATGAACTGGTGCGTACGGGTGGCGAGGTCTACTATGTGGACAAGTCTGGTAAGATGTGTTACACGGATAGCTCTGGAGCGCTTAAATAATGATGGAGCGATCCGGCTCGACGTCGAATTTGCGGCATAATAATAGCCCCGGTGACGTACTGCCGGGGCAAAAAAAAGGGGGCCAGCCGCAGCCGGTCCCCAGATTCGTGTTTTACACAGTTAATGTGTACGCAAGCATCGTATCATATAAAGTATTTGCTTACAAGCATAAATAATAAACCAATATAGTAGCGCTGATTTTTCAGCTCTATTCGGACGGTCCAATTTTGGACTGTCCAAGTACAAGTTCAGCGGAATTTTCCGCTCTATTATATGAGACGGAATCATGATCTTAACATGCCAGCAGCCTGATACATGGACAAGTCCGGCAAGATGTGTTATGCTGATAAAACAGGAGCACTACTGTAACTATCAACGCACAGAGGGCAACTGTAAAACGCT